CTTCTCCAGAGTTCCCCAAGTATTCTACCAAACTTGCCTTCTGCATCTTTGTGGGTTTTAAGAATTATCTTATCATTAGACAGCATATTTATTAAAAAGTCTTTAGCACTTAATCCATACTTCTTTTCCTCTAAATCTCGTGTTCTGGATTCTGGTGTGTCAATGCCATACATTCTAATTCTTTGTTTCTTTAACCAAACACTAAATCCTAAATCAATATCAACATCAACAGTATCGCCATCAACTACTCTTACGATTTGACAACGATATTGGTACATTATTTTTTTTTGGCTATATGATTAAATAATTCATCTACTAAATCACTTTTATGAAATCGTCTATCTAATTCAATTCCATGTTTACGACCAAGAGTTTCTAATTCTTTTTTTGTCATAATTTGTAGATGTGTTCTTTTTAGAACTCTTTTTGGTTTGGCTTTAAATAGATTTGCAAAAAAACTAAACATAATATCTCCTTTATTTTTTTTTAGTTTCAACCATTATACCAGCAAGAATAGAAAGTCTGTCAGCTTCTTCCAAACCTTTTTCAGTTACTAAGCATAAATCTTCTTTCTTTACAATCAAACCAGAATCTTTTAATGAACTTGTTATTTCATCAACTGGTTCTTTATTCTTTAAAACTTGTACTATCCCTCCAAGTTTCTTTGCTTGTACTTTAGAAAGATATGACCTTTTTTTTCGCATTTATTTATTACCAGTATTTTTCTTTCCATTTTCTATTCGTTTAGAAAAAGCACCAACTGCACCTTTACCAACTCTTATTCCATAAGATGCACTCACAGAAATAATTACAATATGTGTGAACCAATCAGGAGTACTCACATCTAAAAATTCAAAACCTTTTTGCACATAATCTTGAGTAAATGGCAAAAAACAACAAACTAATATTCCAATTATAGTAATAGTCCATGCTTCGTCTTTCCATGAATCACCCATTTGTTCAGTCAAGCTTTGTTGAAGTTCTATTTCTCCTGTCGCTTGTTTTGTAGCTATTTGTGCTTTACTTTTTGCAATAGCAACTTTCGTTTGTGCTTCTGCTTTTATTTTTTCATTTCTACCTTCTAACCAAGTAGATGCGATTGACCCAAGCGGCCCAAGTAATGCTCCTATCATATTTTTAATCCTATCTCATAGCCTTTGGCTTTTGTATATGTTAAAACTTCTCGTCTATTATCTCCACTAATTAAAGAGCAATGAACCCAACCAGAGTTCATATCGCCTTTGCGATAACATTCTAGAATTACCTGATCAAATTCAAAATGATTTATAATCATCTCTGCAAGATTTAAAGTTGACATTCCTATTGCTTCTATATCAACTGCTTCACCTTTACAATGTTGAGAATTTTCTGATGAACCAATCGCTTTAGATAATTCTGGACATCTAAAACCAGAGGTTATTAATATTGGTTTATCTATTTTTTCTCGTAATGGTTCTAATATTTGAGTTGCCATGAATGAAAGTTTTGGAACAATATCTTCTGGACAAGTATTGTCTATTCCCATTCTTTCTGCTGTTTGACTTTTTGTAAATTCGTTTAAACTAAAGTTTTTTGATAATTGCATATCTATCTCCAAAATTTTACAAATGCACTCATAGATAATAAACCTAATATAAATACTACAAATGCTTGTACTATTGTTTTTGTTGCTGTTCGTTTTGCTGTTCTATATCCATCTATTAAAGTTCTTAAATCGTGAATATCTTTACCAGCATTTTCATCTTGTAATCCTACTTTCTGTAATGCTCTTTTTGCTCCCTCCTCAGAAGCAAGTGTAAGCATTGCCATAAGTTTTCCATCTTCTTTGCATACGACTTCATATTTTTCATTTTTACTCATTATATTGACTCCATACAACTAAAACTAAATCCATAAGTTGATGCATGGTTAGAATCCCAGTTTAATTCATTAGTATCCATTCTCCATACTCCCACAGTATTTGTAATTGAACAAGCAGTGGAGGAAGTAATTGCAACTTTTAAAGAGGGTTCTATTTGTAATGTTGCTGTTCCACTACCACTTGCATTTGCATCTGCGACAATCATGTGAAGTTTTGCACTACTTCCAGTTCCTAGTTGAATATAATCTCCTTTAACCAAAGCACTACTTTGAGAATTTGTTAAACCACTCACAGGAACATCAAAAGCACCTATTGCTGTATTACTTGCAATCGTTAAAGAGTTTTGTGAAGCATTACCTCGTTTTGCTTTTGCATCTGGGTCTCCCATTAAAAAAGTTCCTTTTCTGCCATGTAATTGCATAAAGAATGTTTGATACTCTGCACTGGTTGCTCTGTTCATTGGAGGTAAAGTTATTGTTGCTTTCCATAAAGCAAAATCATGTTCATAGACTTGTTGACTACCAGTAAAGGGAGAAGTAGAAACACCCACTGCTCTTTGTAATCCCCAAGAAGATTTAGCAATTCCAGTTGTTGTTGGTAATGTTAATGGATAACTTGGTGCTGACATCTTTATGCTCCTGTAAATGCACTAGCAAATTGACCACCACGAAGTCGTGATTCTGCAACTGCCGCTATTGTTTCTTGTTTAAATGAGGGTAACATATTCATCATCTCTGCTCTTATAGTTTGTGCAACTCCAGCACTTACATTAATCGTTTGATTTACCACAGTTTGTCCACCACCTAAAGCATTAGAAATTCCAGACTTTGGAACTATCTTGCCACTTGTGTTAGGTACAAATAATTCTGCACCTCTTTCACCTACTAATGTTGGCATATCTGGTGCTATTCTACCTCCACCAGCACGACCTCCCATCATAAAACTTGCAGTACCAGTAGATGTACTTGCGGCTAATTGCGAACCTGTAAAAGAATTACCAGAAAGACCTCCACTAGATGTAATTCCAGCACTTCCTCCAAACATTCCTCCAAATATACTTCCTATACCACCTACAATACTACTTAAAAAACTACCCCCACCACTAGATTGAGTTTGCATTTGTGTCATTTGTAACCTTATAAAATCTCTGATGATAGAATTAAGTGCGGCTTTTGCAACATCTCTAAAACTCTCCATAGCATCTTTACCTTCTGTCATAGAATCAGCAATAGATTGTGCTATTCCATCAAATGCCCTATCAAAATTATCTTCTAATATTTTTACAGTTGGGTTTAAACCATCAATTTCTTGTTGTAATTTTTGCAGTGCTACTCCAGCATTTGGAACAGCATTTATTCCAAACTCGTTTATTAACTCATTTAGTCTTTCTTGTTTTTCTATTAAAACTTCTTCTTCAGTTCTGAATTCTTCAGTAATTGATTTTAATTCTGCCATTCTACTTCTTGTTTGCTCTAAGTTGTGAATCCTTGTTTTTTCTGCACCTTCTCTATCCACTTCTGCTTGTTCTAATTCTTTAATAACATCAAATCTTTCTCTTAATAACTTTACATTTTCTGGGTGTTGTATGTTTGATTGCATTAAAAGTTCTTGAAATTCTCTTTCAGCTTCATTTTGAATGGATTGTACTTTTGCTAAATTATCTAAATTGATAATCTGTTTTTCCATTTCCTCATTTTCTGATGCAAGTAAATCTGGTTTTCCCAAGAAAGCTGGAATTTTATCTTCACCAAGTTGTCCAGATTTTGAAAAGTCCGGTCCTTTTGCTCTGGATTGATTTGATGTCGTTTGAAATGGAGAACCAAATATATCTTGTATTCCAGAATCGTTTGCCCCTCTTTGCATTTCCATTCTTGTTTTTTCTAATTCAGTAGCTAATGCCTTTGTTTCTTCTTTAGTATTCTTTATCTTGTTCAATAATGTAGTCATAGCCGTAGTCATAAGGGCGATTCCACCTATTGCTATTTTAATTGGTGTGGGTAATTTCGCAAATGCTTTAGCTAATCCAACTAACCCAACACCTTTTGCTAAATCTAAAAAAAACTTAATAAGCCCTAAAGCCATTATTGCTTTTATAAGCGTTTTAAATGTTTCTAAATTTTCGTTTATAACAATTAAACCATCTACACCAATTTTCAATGCATTAGCAAGTTCAGTTCCAAGCATTTTTGCCAATTTATCTAATTCATGTTGGTTATCTGCTAAGTGACTATTTAATGCCTCAAATTGTTTTTTTACTTCTCCAAAGAATTTTTCATCAGCGATAATTCGTTGAAAATTAAAAACTTTATCTCCAATCATAGATAAAGTTCCAGAAAGAGTTTGTGCTAATTCATCTGTGGTTTTACCAAACTTTCCATTTGCACCTAAATTATCCTCAAATACTTTTGCAGTTTCTTCTGCTGTTGAGGTTGCACCAGCTTTAAAACCTAATAAAGCATTTAAACCTCTTTCTCTAAATAAATCAGAAGCGGCCGCTCCACCAGCAAATGCTCTTTGTATTTGTCCAGATGCAGTTGCAAAATCTAATCCTGTCAAAGCCGCCGCATTACCTGTGATTGTCAATAATCTGCTTAAATGCTCTGCATCATCTGCAACAACTGCTAATGACCCAGCACCTTGTTGAATTTCTTGTAAACTAAAAGGAACTTTTGATGCAAATTTAGCTAATTCGTTAAATGCTTTTTTTCCAGATTCAGCAGAACCAAAAAGACTTTTTAATCTTACTTGGAGTCCTTCTATTTCAGATCCAACATTAATTACTTTTTTTATAGCTATTGCTCCAAAAGCAGTTCCAATAGCCGCTCCAGCTAAAGTTATGTTTTTAGCAGTATTTGCGATTGCACCACCCATTCTCGCAAATGACTTTCTAAACTCACTTGAGGTTTTATTAGTTTTTGCCTGTACTTTTTTCAACTCTTTCTCAAGTTGACCCATATCACCTTGAATCTTAACTAAAAGAGTATCTACTGTTGTTTTAGCCATTAATCTGGAAACCTTTCCATCAAATCTTCTAAATCTGCTTTAGATAGTGGTTTTTTAGATTGGTCGGTATTAAATTCCTTAAAACCCTCAATCGCAGAGAACAACTCAATCATTGACATATTCCAAAAACTTTCTGGCGATAATCCTAGAATCCCTAATCCTATCTCCATTAATCTTTGCCACTCTATGTCGCTGGGTTCTCCTCTGCTCCTTCGTTTCCCTCATCTTGCCCACTATTTAAAGCCATTGTTACAATTTCCCCAGCACATCTCATACCTTCAATGAGTCCAGCTTCCCAAACCCATTTCTGGATCTGTTTAGCATCAACATCATTTCCACCACCTTTTATTGCTGGAGTTAAGACATTAACAATCTCTGTTACTGTCGCTTTACCTTCACTTAATTTTTGTGCTACTTGCACGATAGAACTACCTATTGAGTTTTCAATTCTAATTAAAGAATCAATCGTCAGTCTTGCTGTCAGCTTTTGCTTCCCCAGACTTAATTGTAGTTCCCCCCTTTTGGGATTTGCCATCTTTAAGTTCTCCTATTATTTGTAAAGTTTCGTTTCTACCACCTAAATCAGTTACGATTTTTGCAGTAACTTTTTTATCATTAACTGTAAAAGTATCATTGGCTTTTATGTTAAGGTCATAAGGAACTTCAAATAGTAGTTCTTTATCATCAACATATCCTTCCATTGATTTACCTTTATGTTCAATTATAAATGCATTCCATGTCATAATTACCTACACAGTTGCAAATGTAATTGCACCAGAAGATTCAAAAGAAAATGAATAAGTTACTTCTCCATTAAACTCTCCAGCATACTCTAATGTTGTCAGTTGAAATTTTCCTGTAAATGTACCAAAATCTGGAACTAGAAATTGATAATTTGTTAATGCAGAAACATCAAACTTTCCTTTCAGAGTAGCTTCTGATGCAGAGTCTGTAAAAACTCCACTTCCAGAAACAGTCGTTGAGTTCACACCACCTTGAGCCAACAGAGTTCTTGCTCTGGCAGAATCTTTATTGGTAACGTCAACCATTTCGTCATTCATTGAAATAGATGTAGAACGCATACCACCAATCGTTGTAAAAACTTCTGGTGATGCCGCATTTCCCATCTTCATCAATAAAGCACTTCCTTTTTGAGCCGCCATAATTGTTCTCCTTTCTAGCTGTCAAAAATTACAACACGAAATCTCATGACTCCATGTCGTGTTAGTCCGTCATCATCTAATAATATCGTAAAAAATTCATTACGAGAATTAGCAAATGATGCACCACTTACACTTATAGCAGTATTATGCAATAATGTATAGATTCGTTCAGCAATTTCTTTTGTTTGCTTTCCTCCTCTATACCTACTCCATATATGAATAGTAAGTGTAAATTCTTGTCCATCTCTGTCTTTTGTTCCATTATCAATCGTTGTTTCTTCTCCTATAACAACATAAGGATAGGCAGAGTCTTGTGGAACTTCATCATAAATTCTATTATTGCCAATCAATCCATCTAGTGTTGAATCTCCACTCAGTAATGAAAAAATTGCAGTTTGTAATGCTTTTGAATGTAAACTCATTTGGGTTTCCCTTTTATATTTGCAAACATTCTTCTAATCTTTGGTTTGTTTTCCTCTAATGCTGGAAACATAAATGGTCTGGCTTTCATGTTTTGAGTGCCAAATTCTAAATGAATTGAATAATCTGCTTTTGATTCTACATCTACTGCTAAATTTCTTTTATCTAAATTAACTGCTATATTACTCGCTAGAAATCCTGTATCACTTTTTGGTGATTGACCCTCTGCACTCGCAGTATGAGTTCTTTTTGGATTATATTTTTGATAAGTTTTTCCACCACCACCACCAGAAAGAATAGATTGTACTGCTGTATTTCTAACCATATTCCCAGCAATATTAAAAATTAATTTAATTTGTTTTCTATAACTAGAAGCTACATTTTTATATCCATTAGGATTTAATGATTTAATATTTGCTTTTACTCCCATTATGTAGCCACTCCTTTTTCTGCAATAACCACTTGATACTTGTCTATGTCATATTTTTTTACAATAGATAATATTCGAAAATCAGTACTATCATAATTTAATCGATCATCAGTTGTTAAATTAGAATTATATCTCAAAGTAAATTTAAATCGTTGTCTTGCTTCTATTTGTTGTCCTTCTACCTTTTCATTACCCACCACAGGCTCTACCATACCCCATACAGTAACAGTTGTGGAATAAGAGGTAGCATTACCCCCCATATTATCAGTTGTCCTTCCTATGGTCTGGATATTGATTCTGTGTCGCATTTTACCTAAAGGCATTAATAACCTCCAGAATTACTAAATGGATCGTTTGAAAAACTTAAAATTCTATAGGGTTGATATAATTGTTTCGCAATAATTGGAACACTTGCAAGATTTGGTTCTGCATCTCCTCTATGTTCATACAAATATGTAATATGTTCTTTCATGCCTACAACTAGAGGACTAGGAACATCTGAACCAGCACTACCATAACCAGATACATAAGTTATTTCTACTGCATTAGCAACTCGTAAACTGGTCGGCCATGTTGAACCATCTCTTAAAACTACTCTGCCCGGTTGTCGTGCTTTATCTACATAATAATTAGAACTTGCATAAGTAGATGCTGAATCACTATCATTAAAGGTTTTTACATGGGTCACAGAAGCTAAAGGTGCTCTTGGTAGGGTTATAAACCTTTTATAGAAATTCATGAATGGTGCTTGATATAAACCCTCTTTAATGGGTACATCAGCTTCAATAAAACCATCTAAAGATAATCTCCATGTTTGAGTAATTAATGCTCTTCCAGTATATTCTTCACAAAATTGTCTTGCACTTTTTACCAACTCTGCAATTAAAGTGTCATCATCACTCGTGTCAATTCTTAAAAAAGTTTTAGCAACTGAAGTAGCTATGGGTTCAGCACTTGGAGCAGTAATGAGTTCTAAACCTGCCATGCATTATTTCCTCTTGTTAAGGCTTACTAGGAAAGTTTTTATAAGAGCCATCAGTATCTCTTTCTAATTTAGTTCGTGTTTTCTCAACAGTATCTAAACCACTCGTAATGTCTCTTAATGCTTGTCTGTAAGTTTTCATATCA